GTAGCGGCATGGTTAAGAAAATGCGTGGCGGCGGTATGGTTAAGAAAATGAAAGACGGTGGCGCGGCTACTAACGGCATGAGCGTAGCAGAGCTTCGTAAAAAGGCTAAAGAAAAAGGCTACAAATTAGTTAAGGCAACCTAATTATGGCTACTTCAGGAAGTACAGATTTTGAGTTAGATGTAGCGGATTACATCGAAGAAGCTTTTGAGCGTTGTGGCTTAGAAGTCCGGACGGGTTACGACCTAAAGACGGCTAAAAGGTCTCTTAATCTTATGCTTGCTGATTGGGCTAATCGTGGTTTAAACCAATGGACTATAGCACAACGGTCTTTGACGTTAACCGCAAATGATGGCGAGTATAATTTAGGAACAGATGTAATTGATGTGTTGGGTGTGGTTATTCGGGTGTCTAATACGGATTATTCGTTAGAGCGTCTAAGCCGAGACGAATATCTTACTATACCTACAAAAACTACTTCTGGCCGCCCTAATCAATTCTTTTTGGATCGGCAACTTACGCCAAATTTAAAAGTTTGGCCTGTACCGGATAGCAGCACAACATACACTGTGTACTATGATGCGTTGACACGTATGGATGACGCAGACACGTTTGTTAACACAATGGATATGCCTTTTAGGTTTTATCCTTGTTTAGCCGCAGGTCTAGCTTACTATCTGTCTTTAAAGAAGAGTCCGCAAAGAACACAGATGTTAAAAGCTATCTATGAAGAAGAGTTTCAACGTGCTGCAGAAGAGGATCGAGACAGAGCTTCTTTTAACGTTGTTCCTAAGTTTAGTTACTACAGGTCGGGTTAATGGCTAAGTTTGCAACAGGAAAAGACTCTTACGCTATTTGCGACAGATCCGGATTTAGGTATCCGTACAAAGTTATGCGTCGTGAATGGAACGGTTTATTAGTGGGTCCCGACCAATATGAGCCAAAACACCCGCAATTAGGTCCTTTTAGGAAGGTAGTCGATCCGCAAGCTTTGCAAAATGCCCGACCGGACCGCACGGAACCTATGGATGTTTATGTAGGCGTTCCCACTGTTGAAGATGAAAATTTAAGACCAGCTACCGGTTTTGGTCAAGTTGGTTTGGTTACGGTGACGACATCATGAGTTTTACATATGCACAATTAAAAACGGCTATTCAAGATTACACAGAAAACGATGAAACATCGTTTGTAAATAATCTGTCCATTTTTATTCAACAAGCGGAAGAACGCATTTTAAAAAACGTTCAACTTAGCCTATTTAGAAAAAATGTGAGTGGAACTATGACTGCTTCCAATAAATATTTGGCGGCCCCTAGTGATTTTTTAGCTCCTTTTTCGTTGTCTTTTGTTGACGCTAACAGTGAACATCAATTTTTAGAATTTAAAGATGCTGATTTTATACAGTCTTTTAACCCAAACGGAGCTACCGAAGGAAACCCTAGATATTATGCGGTTTTTGATTTAACTAATTTTATTCTAGGTCCAACGCCAAATGCAGCAAGGGTTGTTGAATTACACTATTTTTATCGCCCCGCTAGTTTAACAGCGGGAGCCGACAGTGGCACTACATGGTTAAGTGAAAATGCTCAAATAGCCATGCTTTATGGAAGCTTGCTAGAAGCGTATACTTATATGAAAGGTGAGCAAGATTTAGTAGCTTTGTATGAAAAACGTTTTGGTGAAGCTTTAGTTGGAATGAAAATGTTGGGTGAAGCTAAAGAAGTTACCGATGAATATAGGGTTGGTAAGGTTATTAGGGCTAAACAATGAGTATTCCTGCATTAGATTTAAATGTTACACCTACTTTTACTGTTGATGTAAAAACTACAAGCAACCGTGGTTTTACTCCTGAAGAAGTAGCTGAACGCTGTGCAGAAAAAATTATATCTATTTCTGATACGGCAAATCCTGTAATACGGGACCAAGCAAGAGCTTTTAAGAAACATTTAATTAAAGTCCTATCTTTTTACATGAGAGAAGCTATTAAAAGTGATAGAACCACTATTTATAACGCTTTGTCTGATGCAGGACATCAAGATTTAGCTGAATTAACAAGGAGAATTTAACATGGCTTTTTCAGGTAACTTCATGTGTACTTCCTTTAAAAAGGAATTGATGTTTGGAGCACATGACTTCGCAAACGGAGCAGACACGTTCAAGATGGCACTTTACACGTCTTCTGCTACTTTAAATGCGTCTACAACAGCGTATACCACAAGTAATGAAACGAGTGGAACGGGGTACACGGCAGCGGGTCAAAATTTAACTAACGTTGATCCAACGACCAGTGGCACAACAGCTTTTACCGATTTCACAGACGAAACATGGAGTTCTTCTAGTATTACAGCTAGAGGCGCTTTAATTTATAATAGCACCCCCAACACAACTTCAATTTCTTTAACTAATCCAGCGGTTATTGTTCTTGATTTTGGTTCGGATAAAACTTCTACTACAGGAGATTTTACTGTAGTTTTTCCAACAGCCGATGCAAGTAATGCCATAATAAGGATTGCGTAATGGCTAACGCTGTTGTCTCTTTCATTGGCTGGAACAATTCAGCTACTGCTTGGGGCAGCGCAGGTTGGGGTCAAAATGCAGCACTACCCGGCTCCACCGCATCAGTAGGTTCCGTAACCGTTTCAGCTAACGCTGGCGCGAATGTTACAGGTCTTCAAGCACAAAGTGCTTTAGGTTCTGTAACGGTAGTAGCGGAAGCAAATGTACCAACCACGGGGTTAGCGGCCACTTCAACGGTTGGAGCAGTAACAGTTAATGCCGCGTCTGTAGTCACTGCAACAGGACTTTCCGCCACGTCTGTTGTAGGTTCAGTTACAGCGGAGGGCGGTACAGAAATAACTGTTACCGGATTATCCGCTACTGCCTCTGTGGGGAACGTCTTGGTTTGGGGAAATATTGTACCAAACCAAAATCCAAGTTATAGTACGGTACAACCGTCTCAATCCCCTAATTGGGAAAAAATAGCCGCATAAGGTGTAAAAATGCCCAGTACATATACTACTAATAACGGTATTGAACTTATAGCCACCGGGGAACAATCAGGAACCTGGGGCGATACCACAAATACCAATTTAAGTCTTTTAGACACGTCTTTAGATGGACAAGTATCCATTACATTAGCCGCTACCGGATCTTCGGGATCGCCTAATCTTTTACCTATTAATAACGGAGCTACCTCTAATGGTAGAAACCGTCTAATTATTTTTGCTGATGGAGGAGACTTGGGCGGCACCGCTTTTGTTCAACTTACTCCTAACGATGCTGAAAAAATTATTTACATAAGAAATAATTTATCGGGAAGCAGAAGCATTTTAGTTTTTCAAGGAACGTATAATGCGTCAAACGATTACGAGGTCCCTGCCGGAACCACTGCAGTGGTTTATTTCGATGGCGGCGGCACTGGTGCTGTTGCCGCTAATGTGTTTAACAATGCTTATTTTGATAGCCTTCGTCTCGGTTCTGTCTCAGTTACAGCGATTCTTGATGAAGATAATATGTCTTCCAATAGCGCTACTGCGTTGGCGACCCAACAATCGATCAAAGCATATGTAGATACTCAAGTTACTGGAGAAGATTTAGATTTTGCAGGGGACAGTGGAACAGGCGCTGTAGATTTAGATAGCCAGACATTTACCGTTGCGGGGACTGCTAACGAAATAGAAACAGCCGCTAGTGGCCAAACATTGACCGTAGGTTTACCTAATGCGGTGACTATTGCAACGTTAACACTAACAAATGATTTAGCCGTGTCTCACGGTGGTACAGGATCATCTAATGCATCGGATGCTCGAACAGCATTAGGGTTAGCCATTGGTTCTGATGTAGAGGCATTTGACGCGGATATCTTGAAAGCAGATACAGCGGATACATTAACAGCACCATTCCGAGGCACGATAACCACAGACAATGATTTGTCGTTTGATCAAAACGTTACCAATAACTTTCAATGCACACCTTCGGGTGCAGGGGCATTAACCTTTACAAATCACACCGCAGGACAGAGTGGGTTTATACTTTTAATTAACTCTGGCGGTCACGCTATTAGTGCTGCGGCTACAACTAAAATTAACGCAACAGACTTAACAGCTATATCGGTGGCTGGAACATACACGCTGAGTTACTTTGACAACGGCACTAATGCCTATGTGTCAGTAAGTAGGAGTTTTGGATGAGTTTGCTTCAAGCAGGTTTTGGGTCTTCAGGTGATGACTATGAGATCACAGATAGTCTGAGACTGCGTAGTTCTGCGTCTGCTTATCTAAACAGGACTCCTGCAACTGCTGGAAACAGAAGAACTTGGACTCTTAGTTGGTGGGCAAAGCGAGGTGCATTAGGAAGCACAGGGTTTACTGTATTTTCTGCAGGTACGGGTACATCTGGCGATACAGGGGAGTTAGTTATAAAGTATGACAATAATTACCCAGACTCATTAGCAATTCAAACTACAAACACAAACATTAGATTTACAAATGCTTTGTATCGTGATCCGTCAGCATGGCATCATGTTGTGGTTGCGTTTGATACAACTCAAGCCACTGCTACAAACAGAACTAAAGTTTATGTAAATGGTGCTCAAATTACTTCATTTAACATAAGCAACGACTTAACACAGAATACAGACACAGCCGTTAATAACACAGTAACTCAAGAAATTGGTGTGTTTGCTAGGCTAAACAGTCAGTATTTTGATGGTTACTTAACTGAAGTACAAATGATAGATGGTCAGCAATTAGATGCTGATGACTTTGGTGAGTACGATGCCAACGGTACTTGGAAGGCTAAAGACTACACAGGAACATACGGTACTAATGGTTTCTATCTACCGATGAAGCCAACAACACAGGCTGATGGTTTTAACACAGTGTTGTACACAGGTGACGGTACAGCGGTCAGTGTTGCTAATACAGGCTACGCGCCTGACTTTGTTTGGATTAAAAACAGAGATGACGCAAATCATCACAGACTCTACGACACAGTTCGTGGTTCTAATCAGATGCTATCTTCTTCTCAAGCTGCTGCAGAGCAAACCAAAGGTGGGGGACTAAGCTCTTTTAATTCAGATGGTTTTTCTGTTGGCAATGATGGCTCTGAAAATAATAGTGGTGATAATTTTGTAGCATGGACATGGGACGCTGGAGCTAATCAAACTTCTACTGGTATTAGTTCTGTTGTTTATGAAGGCTCAGGTTTAAGAAGAAAAGTTACAGGCTTTGGATTTAGTCCTGACTTGGTTTGGATTAAAAACAGATTAGCTGCCAATTTTCACTATCTTTATGACTCAGTTAGAGGTGTTCAAAAAAGTCTTAGTACAAATTCAAATGGAGCTGAAGATGGGTATCCATATCAACTTGAA